GTAATACGACAACATATTTAAGTCAGCAATTTCCCTCTGGTTTATTATATGCTTGCCTTGTTGAGGCGTACGGTTTTTTAAAGGGTCCGGCAGACATGATACAATTTTATGAACAAAAGTATCAATCAGCGTTACAAGGATTCTCTATTGAACAAATGGGAAGAAGAAGACGAGATGAGTATCAAGAAGGTGCTCCTCAGATTCAAAAACAAGGATAATATAATTAGGAGTTAATATGGCTATAACACAAGCAGTTGCAAATTCGTTTAAAGGACAACTTCTACAAGGTCAGCATAATTTTACGTTGACAACAGGAAATGTTTTTAAACTTGCTCTTTATACTTCTGCAGCAACTCTAGATTCTTCAACAACTGTTTACACTTCAACAAATGAAGTTGCAAATACTGGTCAGTATGTAACAGGTGGTGGAGTTTTAACAAATGTATCACCAGTTGTTTCAAGTGGTGTAGCATTTATAGATTTTGCAGATATATCTTTTACAGGCGTTACTTTAACTGCAAGAGGTGCTTTGATTTACAATACATCAAACACAAATGCAGCAGTATGCGTATTAGATTTTGGAAGTGATAAGACTGCAACATCTGGAACTTTCACAATTCAGTTTCCAGCAGACACAACATCAGCGGCTATTCTAAGAATCGGCAACGCGTAATAGGAGTAACCTATTATGGCTAACGGTTGGAATGATGGCGACTGGGGTGATCTTGCATGGAGTGGAATATTAAATTCTACTGTTGAAGTAACATCACCAGGTAATGAAGTTTGGGGATCTCTTGGATGGGGTGATAAAGCATTTGGCGGATCTAATCCTTTAACAATTTCTCAAAATTCAGTAACAGTTGATGCTATTTCATTAATAAGCGTAACTGGTTTACAATTAAATACATCTATAAATAGTGTCCAAGCTTTTGGATTAGCAGTAGTAAATGTTACTGGTCAACAATTAAATATATCGCAAGGAACAGCTGACGTTGCACCTGATGCTGAAGTAACAGGTCAACAATTAAATATATCATCGCCAGGAACAGTAACAGTTACAGCTGAAATAAATTCAGGTTGGGGTAGACGTGGTTGGGGTGATTATGATTGGGGTTCAGATGGACTTTCAGTAATAACTTCAGTTACAGGTCAACAATTAAATTTAACATTAAATAGTGTAACTCCACTAGCTAATGCAAATATTGATTTAACTGGTCAACAATTAAATGTTGCTGAAGGTGAAGTAGATCCGAGTCCAGATGCTACAGTTACTGGTATTGGAATGACTGTTTCTTTAGCTGTAGGAACTGTAGTTATTGGAACGGGTAATGTTACATTAACAGGGGAACAGATAAATATAGCTCAAGGAACTGCAGAAGGTATACCTAATACTATTGCAAGTGTTACTGGAATAGGCTTAAATATAGGTGTTGGTACAGTATTTGCTGGAGGTACTTCTGTTATAGAAGTTACAGGAAATTTATTGACTATATCGTTAAATAGTATAAATAATCAAATCTGGACTGAAGTAAATACCGGAACTGATGCAACTTGGACAGAGATTGACACAGCCGCATAAATTAAATAATATAATAAAATAAGGAATTAAAATTATGGTATCAAGTTATTCTACAGACCTAAAACTAGAATTAATGGTAACTGGCGAAAATGCCGGTACATGGGGTGATATTACAAATACAAACTTAGTTATTCTTCAACAAGCAATTGCAGGTTATCAAACAGTAGCTCTTAATGCTACAACTGGTGCAACTCTTACATTTACAAATGGTGCATTATCAGATGGTAAAAATGCAGTTATAGAACTTACAGGAACTATTACTGGTAACGTAAGTGTTATTATTCCAGATGGAATTGAAAAAACATATTTAGTAAAAAATAATACAAGCGGTGCATTTACAGTTCAAATTAAAACAACTTCAGGAACTGGTCCAACATTTGCAGCAGCTGATAAAGGAATTAAATTAGTTTATTCTAATGGAACAGATGTGGTTGATTCTGCTCTTCAAAATTTATCAAGCGATTATGCTCCAACATTATCTGCAAACTTAGATACTAATGCAAAAAATATTATCATTGATTCTACATATGGAATCATAGATGAAAATGCTAACGAACAAATTAAATTTTCAACAACTGCATCAGCTACAAACGAAATTACGATAGCAAATGCTGCAGCTGGAAATTCTCCAGTTATTTCTGCAACGGGTGGAGATACAAATGTTGGAATTACATTAACACCAAAAGGTGATCTTGGAAGAATTACAGCAAATGGTGAAACTAAAATATTTGGTGTATTTGAAAATGCTACAGTATCAACTACATATATAACTACATTTACTTACGATGTATTAACACAAGCTGTATATTTTCAAAACGTTAACTTAGGTTCTAACTTTACAGTTAATTTAAGAGGAAATGCTTCAACTGCATTAAACGCAGCATTAAATACGGGTGAATCAGTTACTGTTGCTTTACTTACTAAACAAAACAATACAACATTTTATAATAACGTGATTCAAGTTGATGGAACTACTGTTACAGCAATTTGGCAAGGTGGAACTGCTCCAACAGCTGGAAACGCTTCATCTACAGATGTGTACACATACACAGCATTAAAAACAGCAGCGTCAACATACACAGTATTAGCATCGATAACGCAATTTAAATAAGGAGAAGAAAGAATGCCTTTACAATCTACACGCGGAGGAGCCTCAGCAAAAGGATTTGGATTTACGGGTAAAAAACCTAGACCAGCTCAATTAGATGTAGAATATTTAGTAGTAGCGGGTGGTGGCGGAGGTGCTGCTGGTGGTGGGGGTGCTGGTGGATTTAGAACTGGAACAATATCAAATCAATCTCTCTTAACAAATGTTACTGTCACTACAGGTGCTGGTGGAGGTACTAATACAGCAGGTTCTAATTCAGTATTTTCAACTATTACTTCTGCTGGAGGAGGATTAGGAGCTAATCCTGATGCAAGTGGTGGTAGTGGTGGTTCAGGAGGCGGAGGTGGTGCTCAAGGTGGTGGATCAAATGCTGGCGGTGCTGGAAACACACCAAATGTATCTCCAAGTCAAGGAAATAATGGTGGAGGTAATGGAAGTGGTTCGCCTCCTTATCCTTCAGGTGGAGGAGGAGGTGCAAGTCAGGTAGGTGCAACTGGTGCACTACCTCAAAGTGGTCCAGGCGGAAATGGTACTGCTTCTTCAATTACAGGTACATCAGTAACAAGAGCAGGAGGCGGTGGAGCAGGTGGTTATACAGCTCCTGCCATAGCAGGTTCTGGAGGAACTGGAGGAGGTGGAAATGGAAGTGATTCTGGTAATGGTACTGCTGGAACTGTTAATACTGGTGGAGGAGGTGGGGGAGGAAGTATAGGTAATGGAGGAAGTGGTGCAGCGGGTGGTTCTGGTATTGTTATTTTAAAATATAATTCTGGTTTTATTATTAGTAATCCAGGTGGTGGTTTAACTTTTTCAACAAGCCCATCAGCTGAATTTAGTATTACTTCATTTACTGCTGGAACAGGTAACGTACAATGGAGTTAATAAGGATATAATATGGCACATTACGCATTTTTAGATGAAAATAATATAGTAACTGAAGTTATCGTTGGTAAAAACGAAGGTGAAGAAGGTATTAATTGGGAACAACAATATGGTTCTTTTCGTGGACAACTTTGTAAAAGAACTTCTTATAATACACAAAAAGGAGTTCATATATTAGGTGGAACTCCATTTAGAAAAAATTATGCAGGTATTGGATATACTTATGATGAAAATAGAAATGCTTTTATACCACCAAAACCATTTAATTCGTGGATATTGAATGAAGATACATGTAATTGGGAAGCACCAATTCCTTGCCCTAAAGATGGTAATTATTATTCTTGGAAAGAAGAAAATCAATCTTGGACTTTACAAACTATCTAAAATAGTTTAAAAAAAGTTAGAATGACAGAAGCAATTATTAATGGAATATTTCCAACACCTATCTATATGTCTAAATTAGATAGAAAATTAACATCATTAGAATTAAAATTCGTAGATGAAAATAAAAAAGATTCTTATAAAAACACTGGAAATATTACATCAAACAATACTTATATTCTTAATAAAAAACCATTTTTAAATCTTAAAAAAGAATTAGATTTAAGAGTAAAAGATTATTTTAAAAAAGTAATATCTTCAACAGATGCAATTACTCCTTACATTACTCAATCCTGGTTAAATTATACTGAAACAAATCAATTTCATCATAAACACGAACATCCTAATTCATTAGTATCTGGTGTTTTTTATATAAATTGTCATGAAGAATTTGATAAAATTAAATTTTTTAAAAAAGATATTTATCAAATGATAAAACCTGAAATTAAAACTTGGAATATATGGAATTCCGAATCTTGGTGGTTTACTGTTAAAACTGGAGATTTAATAATGTTTCCATCTTCTTTAACTCATATGGTTGAAAATAAAGAAGGAACTAATACTAGAATAAGTTTAGCATTTAATGTTTTTATTAAAGGCACAATTGGTGTGAATAAATCTTTAACTGAATTAATATTATGAAATTATCTATAAAAGAAACTATTAAAGCTTATACGAACGAGAATGGTTTTGCTTGGGGCATTAATACGGTCATGAAGTCCATCGCACCAGGAGCCAGCTACGATTTAACTTCCGCTGGTGATTTTATTATAGATCGTTGGGAGAGTGAATTACCAAGACCTACATCACAAGAAATTAGAGATGAATATATTAGACAGCAAACCATTGCTGAATGTTTAGAATACTTTAAAGAAAATAATGGTTTTAGAGGATTTATTAATAAATTATTTAAAAAATAATTATGTATAATGTTACTTTATATCATTACAAAAGATAAAATTTAAATAATGAAAGAACATAAAATAAATAAAAAAAATAATTTTATAGCTGGTTGGTATTTAACTGACAAAAAATTATGTAAAAATTTAATAAATTTCTTTGAAAGATCTAATAATAAAAAAGAAGGTAATATCACATCTAATAATAATTACGTAATAGATAAAACGAAAAAAGATTCAATTGATTTATCTTTTGATATTAATTCACAAGAACCTTTAATACAAAAATATATTAGTAATCTTTCTTTAGTTTTAGAACAATATAAAAAAAAATATAAATATGCAGACAATCCACAAGATAGATGGGGAATAACAGAAGTATTTAATATTCAAAGATATTTACCAAATCAAGGATTTCATATTTATCATTCTGAAAGAACAGGTGTATTTAATTCATTAAGACATTTAGTATTTATGACATATTTAAATGATGTAAAAGATAATGGAGAAACAGAATGGTTTTATCAAAATTTAAAAATTAAACCTGAAACGGGTTTAACAGTGGTATGGCCTACAGATTGGACATTTACTCATAGAGGAATACCTTCAAAAACAGAAACTAAATATATTGTAACTGGTTGGTATTCATATATTGTTTAAAAAAGTAGTGCATTTACTAATAAAACCTATATAAGGGAAGGCTTATGCCTTTACAGAAGATACAATTTAAGCCTGGATTTAATAAACAACAGACAGCAACCGGAGCCGAAGGGCAATGGATTGATGGTGATAATATAAGATTTCGTTACGGTGAACCACAGAAAATAGGTGGTTTCCAGCAACTCGTTGCTAGCACCTTGGCAGGACCTGCCAGAGATCAGCATACTTGGACTGCATTAGATGGTAAAAAATATGCAGCAATAGGTACTTCTAAATTATTAGTTATTTACTATGAACAGGAATTTTTTGATATTACTCCGCTTGGGACACCAATGTCAGGAGGAACTTATACATCTACAACTGGATCTTCCACAGTTACTATTAATAAAGTGGCTCATGGATTAGAAGTTGGTGATTACATTATTTTCACGAGTGTTACAACTCCAGGATTACCGACAACAAGTTATACATCAGCAGATTTTACAACTAATACTTTTGAAGTTAAATCAGTTCCAACATCGGGAACATTTACAGTTACTATGCCATCAAACGAAACAGGAACTGGTGTTACTGGAGGTGGAACTTTAACTACAACTCCATATATTTTTATAGGACCAACATTTCAAACTCCTGCATTTGGATTTGGAACTGGATATTGGGGTGGAACAATCCCAACATCTGTTACAACTACATTAAATGGTGGTATTGATAATATAGTTACAACTATTACAGTTACTTCAACTTCAGCATTTCCATCATCTGGTCGAATAGATATTGGTACAGAATTAATTACTTACACAAGTAAAAATGCAACACAATTTTTAGGTTGCACTAGAGGTGCAAATGGATCTACAGCAGCTTCTCATTTAACAGGAGTAACTGTTACTAATGCAACAAGTTGGGTTGATTGGGGAGAAGAGTCAAATACAGCAGGTGTTACACTTGCACCAGGTTCTTGGTCACTTGATAACTATGGACAGATTTTAGTTGCAACAGTTAAGAATGGAGCAACTTATACTTGGGATCCATCTACTCCTGGAAGATTAAGTGTAAGAGCTACAGTTGTATCAGGTGCTCCAACAGCTTCTATTATGAGCGTTGTATCCGATCGAGACAGACATTTATTTTTATTTGGAACAGAAACAGTTATTGGTGATTCATCTACACAAGATCCGATGTTTATAAGATTCTCAAATCAAGAAGATATTAATACTTGGAATCCAACTGTCACAAACACTGCAGGAACATTTAGACTAGATACGGGCAACGAGATTATAGGAGCAATACAAGGTAAAGATTATATATTCGTTTTAACAGATCAAGCAGCTTATACTATTCAGTTTGTTGGTCCTCCATTTACATTCTCTGTTAGACAGGTTGGAACAAATTGTGGATGTATTGGTCAACATGCTATGGTGTTTGCACAAGGAGCAGTCTTCTGGATTGGATTTGGAGGAGGTTTCTTTGCATTTGATGGAACGGTTAAACAATTACCATCATTAGTTGAAGACTTTGTATTTACAGATATTGGAGACAATTTAGGAATTAACTATGATGCAAGTCAAATAACTTATGCATATCACAATTCATTATTTAATGAGGTAGGTTGGTTTTATGCAAAAGCAGGATCAAATCAATTAGATAGAAACGTAGTTTATAACTTCGTTGAAAATACTTGGGCCGTTGGATCTTTAACTAGAACAACTTATAATGATGCTGTTACTTTTGATTTACCTTATGCAACACAATATATCACAAATGGTACACCAACATTTCCAACTATTAACGGTGTAACTAATACTTATGGTTCATCTAAATACTGGGCACAAGAAACGGGTGTTAATGAAGTAGATGCAAATGGTAATGCAACAGCTATTGCAGCTTATGTTAAATCTGGAGATTATGATCTATCAGAACAAGGTTTAGCTGGAGATGGTCAATTAATAATGCGTGTTAAAAGATTTATTCCAGACTTTAAGAGTTTAGAAGGCAATGCAAAGATAACTTTATTCTTTAGAGATTATCCAGCAAATAGTGAATCAACTCCTTCTACAACACCACCTTTGATTACTGGTCCATTTACTATAACGTCATCCACTGATAAAGTAGATACGCGCGTGCGAGGAAGACAAGTGAGTTTAAAAATAGAAAATGATGCAGTGGGTGAAACTTGGAGATATGGAACTTTGAGATTAGATATTGAAGCAGGTGGTAGAAGATAATGGCAAAGATAACAGCGTATGTACCAGAACCAACACAGAATTATGATGTTAATAATCAAAGACAAATACTTGAGGCAGTTAACACAATTAAGGATCAACTTAACTTTGGATATCAACAAGATTTAATTAATGAACAAGCAGCTATGCTACAATTTATGTATGGAAATCAAAACGGATTTGGATGTGATACTGGAACTATAGACAATCCAACTTATATTGCAATTAATGGAACTAATACAGATGCATTTGGAAGATTAAGAACATCTCAACCTTATTCATTATTTGATTCTCAAAATAGATATGCAATAGATAATCAATTTGATACTTCAACTGCAACAGGTGGGTCTACTACTTTTTTAACTAATGAAGCTAGTGTTCAAATGAGTGTTACAACTTCTTCAGGATCTGAAGTAGTTAGACAGTCTTATAGATCAATGCTTTATCAACCTGGTAAAAGTTTACTTGCTCTTATGACATTTGTAATGAATGTTCCTAAAGCAAATT